ACATGTCAGTGGGGAGGTAAATGATGAGTGATGAAGGTGTGTTTATTATTGTGTACGGAGGCGCGAAGTCAGGCAAGACGCTGGCGACAGTTCGTGCGTTTCCCGATGGGTTGTTCGTTACGCCGAAGGGCGGACTGACGTGCGCTCGGTGGATTGACTGGGAGCCCAAGGTTATCGAGACCGACGACAAGGGCTACGGCGTGCCGCAGATAACGGAGATGATCAAGCAGGCACAAGATAAGTATCCTGCTATTATCATCGACGACTTCAGCATCATCCTCCAGCAGGAGCTACAGCGATGCAAGAAGAGTCACGCAGGGTGGACAGCGTTCGACGTGTTCAACAATCGTGTGTATGCGTTGCGCGACGCTGCTCGCCTAGCCAAGTGCCACGTCGTACTGACGATGCACGAGCAGGCACCCAAGGAAGTTGGACAGGAGAACGAGAAGCGATGGGTCCGAGGTTGCCCCATGGTACCGGGCTGGCAGTTGCCCGAGAAGCTACCTACACACGCAGACATTGTAGCGCGTGTAGTCTACGACGAGTCAGCGTTCGGTTGGCCATACCTGCTACAGACAGGGCCCGACAACCAGTACGTCACGGGAGACAGACTGGCAATCACGCCCGAGCGGTTTCCGCTGAACATCCGTGAGGTCCTGTTGCTGTCAGGGCACACAGGTGTAAAGCGTCCCGATGAGTTGGCGTTCATGGACAAGTGGGTGTATGATATTTCGCAAGAGCTGGTAACTGAGCTTGACAGCAGACGGCCCAAGGTTAAGGGGGTACTCGCCCCGTATGTTGAACGGTTGCAGAAGGAGGGAGTTAGGGACAGATGGATTCGGTGGATCTTCGCCGACGCCATAGATAGGGCGCAGATGACGCGCCATAATGACAGTTTGATTGATAACTTTTTAGTTTCATTGTGAGGATAAGATGAGTATTGACTTTGATTTTAGTGGAGTATCGCTGAACGAGAGCCCCGCCGAAGAGGGCATCTACCCAGTGGAGATCGAATACGTAGACGGCTACGTCACCAAGACAGGCAACAAGCGCGTCACCTTCAAGGCTAAGGTCTGCGAAGGCGAAGCCAAGGGCTGCGTCATCAAGGACGGCATCAACCTGCCAACCGTGAAGTCGCAAGGCGTCAAGAAGGTATGGCTTGGATTCTTTCGCTCGCTGGGCATGAGCCCTGCTGAGGTGGCTGACGTGTTCAGTGGTATGTCTGGCAAGGGCGACGAGAGCGCCGAGTTCTACGCCGAGTGCATCGGCAAGGTGGTCGTTGGTCTCAAGGGCTACTGCTACTACGCACCTGCGGTTGAGGAAGGCGGCTGGCCTACTCGCAACTGGTTGACTCCGCAACAGGCACGAGCACAGGCGAAGACCCGTGCCAAGTCTGGAGGGGACGACGCGCTAGGTGATTTCATCAACGTCTAGTACGTTGTGGGTGTCTTGGAGTTTCTTACAGCTTCACTCCAAGGCACCCTTTTGGAGATGACATGCGAAGTGACCTCACCGTTCCCGAGATAGATGCACTAGAGCGTCTTATGAAAGAGTGGGAGGTTAAGCGTGCGGACTGCACGCCGATGGAAAGGTTAGGCTTTCATCGCCTCAAGAAGAAGGGCCGCGTACGTATCAAGAAGGGTACGTACTTAATGCCCTGTGACCTCACAGAGGAAGAGTTTGATGCTTGGTTCTTCTGGTTGGAGGACGTGCTCGAACTCGCACCAAGGGAGGGTCCAGTTTAGGTACACACCGGCCATGTAAATACCCAGCGGGAGACTAACGGCCACATGCGATAGCAAGTAGAACGTGAGTATAAGAGCACCGACTTCTTTGTTATCCATCCTCATAACTATAACTTAGTCTCTAGGGAGGGACACATGACGACTAATAAAGTACGTCCACAAGATTGCGCAGACTGCGAGAACTGCCCGCTGCGGGTACACTGGATGCGCGAAGGGTGCTGGCAACCCGTACCAATCCAGCATGCTACTGACCCCGACACCAGCATCGTGTTCGTGGGTGACGGTCCGACGAAGACCGCGTTCGCTGAAGGACGAGCGTTCAGTGGCCAAGAAGGTATCTACTTACTTAACGAGGTCAAAGAGCTAGGACACCAACGCAAAGACTTCGGCTGGGCGTACACCGTAGCGTGTCGCTGGCCCAACGATGACCCGAGCGCGTACCTAGCCAAGCTACGGGCGAGCAACCGCAAGCGCGTACGCCAAGGCCAAGACCCTATTCAGTCGCCGGTCACCGCCTGCGCACCGTACCGCAAGTGGGCGCTCGAAGACTACCCTACAGTCGTCCCTATGGGCTCGCTGTCTACCAAGGTAGCCTTGGGTACCAACCCGTCACTAGAAGCTGTCAGAGGCGGTCCTACACGCGTTGGTGATGTCAACGTACTACCTACTTACTCTCCGTCTATGATGGGCAACAAGAAGGGCCACCTCAAGGAGGTGCTCACCTCGGACATCAGCAAGGCTATACGTCACCATGAGGACAAGCTGAGATGGACAGACCCTAAAGTTATCTATGTTCCTACAAGAGAGCAGGCGCTGGACTTCTTCTCACGACACAAGGTACTGGCATACGACGTTGAGACCGATGGCGTGGACTGCCTCACAGCAGGGCTGAGGTGTGTAGGCATCGGAGCCGAGGACGAAGTACTAATCATACCGTTTGATCTCATCGGTGGCGGCTCGTACATGGGCCCTGAAGATCGAGCGTGGTTCACAGAGCTACTGGCCAAGGTGTTTACAGACAAGACGATTACAAAGGTGGGACACAACGCAGGGTACTTCGACCGCCTTGTCGTCGAGCAGCACTTCGGCGTGACGCCTGAGCCCTTGGTGGACACGCTGCTCCTACACAAGCTGGCTGCGTCTGAGCACAGGCATAGGCTAGGCTTCATCGGTTCGGTGATGACTGACGTGCCCGCATGGAAAGCTGACCACACAGGTGTACTCGCAAGGACAGACCAAGAGCTGTATGAGTACTGCGCTACGGACGTTGCGGTGACCGCACGTATCCGACGACCTCTGGAGATAACGGCTGAGGACCGAGAGCAGGACCACCTGTACAAGACCGACGCCAAACTACAAGACATCTGCGCAGGTATGCGACGCATGGGTATCCGCATCGACGAGGGCAGACGACTCGCACATCACGCCAAGCAGACCGATGAGGTACACAGATGGCGCAGTGTCATCGAGAGCTTCAGCCCCGGTATGAACCCTAACTCGAATGCACAGGTACGTGACCTGCTGTTCGGTAGGTGGAAGCTACCTGTCCTAGAGTTCACCGACACAGGTGACGAGAGCATCAACGCTATGGTTCTGCGCTCTCTCGTTGGGCACCCGTTGGTAGAGGACAAGCACCGTAAGTTTATCAACGCACTTAGGTTCTATCGCAGAGCGCACAAGCTACTGTCTACTTATCTAAACAAGCTAGCCCCCGGTGCTGGGTTTGTCCGTGACGGTTATGTCTATCCTGATTATAACTCACACGGCACAGTGACCGGGCGATTGTCGTCTAGCAATCCTAACTTTCAGAACATCCCGTTTGACTTGCGGGACATGTTTATCCCACCACCGGGCTGCGTGTTCGTCGGGGCGGACTACGATCAACTGGAGCTTCGCTTCGCCGCTGCCTTGGCAGGCGAGCACCACTACCTAGATGCGTTCGAGAAGAAGGAGATAGACCCGCACAACCTGACGGGTGACCTGATGTTCGGGGCAAAGTTCTGGGCGACGAAGGGTGCACCAGACACCAAGATGGGCAAAGGCAAGGGCCAGTTCAAGCAGCTACGCAACCTAGCTAAGACCATCTGCTTCGCCTCGCTGTACGGGGCATCGGCCCCTAAGGTGTACGAGATCATCACTCGTGCTGAGGATGACCAAGGCAGAATGTTGTACGCCGACTACAGCCTCAAACAAATCAGGTTGCTCCATAGAACATGGCTAGCCCGAGCCCCGGAGTTTAAGAACTGGTGGAAGAGAACGCTGGACAGTTGCAGGGCCACTGGATATATCGAGGAGGTCGTCTTAGGGAGGCGGCGCTACTTCGCTGACGAGGACTACAACGCCATCCTCAACTTCGGCGTACAGGCAGGCGGCTTTGCTGTCGTTGGTCTGTCGATGATTGAGTTGGTAGAGCGGCACCTGCCGTTCGACTTCGACAAGAAGCATGGCTTAGTGAATCAGTTACATGATGCGGTGCTGTTTGCAGTACCGGAGGACAAAGCAGAGGAGACGAGAGACGTGGTAACAGAAGTGATGACAAGAAGTGTACCGGGTTTGCCGGTAACGTTTAGCGCAGAAGCAGAGATTGGAACAAGTTGGAGAGAAGTATAGGGAGGACAGATGCCATACAAAAGACGGGAACCAAACAATAAGATTAAGCCGTGGACGCCTACGAGACGGCAACTTATCGAAGAGTTGGGCACGGACACAGACGTTGCCCTTGGGAAGAAGTACTCTTTGAGTGCTAACCGGGTGCGAGAGCTTCGCTATGACCATGGCATAGCCACATATGCCCAGAACAAGAACCCGAAGACACCGCTGGCTCTGCTGGAAGAAAAGGTACAGAGCTTAGAAGACGAAGTGATGCGTCTCTATCGTGAGTGCTCTAAATCCACTGAGAAGATCAGAGAGATGAAACAAGCCCTGCAACAGCGAGAGTGGCGACTAAGCCAAGCCGTTAAGAACCTTGAGTACATCGAGAGTCGGCTGAATGCTAAGATTGTAAACGCTGTAATCAAAGAAGTTGGGCGAGAGAAACGCAGAACCTTTACAACGAAGCGTCAAAGACTTAGCGAAGCAAGAATCAACGCGAAGGTATATCGCGAAGAGTACCCAGAACCAACTGTGGTAGTGGAGGAAGACAATGATTAAGACACTGATTACGAATGTGAAGCAAGAGGGTGGAGAGGACAGACTGTACAGGTTTAAGAGCCCGTACGTGCTGGTGCATGGGAGGAACGGAGCAGGCAAGTCTTCACTCATGCACGGGCTGGAGCTAGCCTGCTTTGGTAAGGTGTGTGATGTCGTAGGTAAGGACATCAAGCTCAAACGGTACATCGAGTACCTGTCATCGGAGGGATCGACAGTACACGCTCGGATCCACACGTCGGAGAACGAGCGTCTGTCGTACCCCAAGCACGCGGGCGACACGGGCGAAGAGTACCTGAACGCGGTGCAGCTTGCGCTGGACGCCATCAAGGGCAGCAACGTCGCGTTCGCTAAGTTCTTACTCAAGTACTTAGAGAACGACATAGAGTTGGACGTACCTATCCACGGATGGGATGCGGTGGTTACGTCGTCAAAGAACCACAGGGAAGCCCTGTTGCGTGTCGAGGAGTCTACGGCGAAGCGACTACGCTCGCACCGTGCGAAGCTCAAGGAGCTGGAGATTGTAGCCAAGTACGCTGGTAGTAGCACTACAGCATCAGAACGTATGGACGTTGAGGAGGACGTGGACAAAGCGAAGCGTCACCTCAAGGCGATTCATCGGGAGATGTTTAGGTTCGTTACGGAAGCTTGGGGTCCGCTGATGAAGTATATGCGTCGGTTCCTGCCTGATGGTATGCCTGATGCCGAGCTAGTAGCTACAAACTCTGACTTTACACTGGGCTTCGAGAACCGACCATACCCTTCGGGGGCGGAGACCGTGGCCCTTGCGGTGGCCCTTGCTGCTGCGGTGCTACCAGCGGAGCGGTCGATATACATCTTTCCTGATAGAGCGTACGACGAGTATACGTTAGGTAGACTTATGAATGCAGTGCGCATCGTGCCTGCTGTGGGCGTGTTCGTACAGAGCACGGTAATGCCGGACAACTACGAAGTGGAGAAGCTAGGATGGCAGACACTGAGAGTTTGACCCAACGTATTCTTCATGCCCTGCCATCATGGGAGGGCTACAGCTACGGACACAAGGTGGACTTCCCATCTTGTGTCCGTGGCGCTCCCACGTCGCTGGTCGAGTCAGGTACTAAGCAGATAGACTGTTCGACGTTCACGTGGGGCTTGCTGTGTCAGGTGTACCCTGATGCGGACTGGAGCTTCGACAGGTACAAGAAGTGGCAGATGTGGGACCGAGACGACAAGTGGGGTCCGATCAGCCAAGCCCTGTCGATGGAGATCACGTCTAAGGATGACGGCGACGGTTGGTATCTATACCAAGTGTGGAAGGGTGAGTGGAGCGGTGGGCACTCGTTCCTCGCATGCAAGGCAGGCGACGACCTGCTTGTGCTCGAAGCCACGAACGCTTCGAGACCTGTGCCCGGTGTTGTCTGGCGTTACGTAGGTGAGGCGAGCACGAACGCGCTGCCGCCATGGCCCGTGTACACAGAAGCAGACGCAACCAAGGGCTACGTCTACTCCAAGGTCAAGCTGGCCTAGGTGTAGAGGATAGCTACGTTGGTTGCGTTTGCCGTAGAAGCAGGTCCGACTGTTGTGTTGTCCTGCACTGTCGTCACGATGATAGACAGGTGCGAGAACGCCGTGCCAGCAGGGAACATCACGTGTTCTTTGGTTGCCGCCGAAGCACGCAATGTAAAGATAGGCGCGTTCGTTTGGTGTGCCGGTGATGCTACTCCGTAGATCTTCAGGTACGCATCCGCTGCGTTTGCTGTGTTATCAAACTCGATTTGATAGACAGTGTGTGGGTTGCCTCCGGGGTCTGCGATCGCGGTCGAGTTGGCAACGGTGACGGTGTATACCTGCCCGCCGATCGGACCTACAAGGGGTTGGATTTGTGCAGCCATCAGTTACCTCACTTAAAGACCATTTGGATAGTCATGTTCGCACCGGGGGCTGCGCCCGCAGCGGTGCCCCCAGTTTGACTGGCGGTGTACGCAATAGCGTTCGCAAAGTTAATCCCTTCGGGGAAATGAAACGCTTCGTTTGCGTTCTGCCCGATAGGGAAAATGTGTGTCGGAAGAGTCGTACCCTCGGTCACCTGCTCCTTGGTGTCATATAGCTTCAAGAAGTTGGCACTGTTGCCCGCCGCTTTGTTCGAGACAAACAGAAAGTACAGCTTCCCGTTGGTACCAAAGGCGTCGTTGTTAGGTGTATTACTTACAGCGGCATCAGCAAGTTGACTGTAGTCTACTCTAGTTGAAGGTCTGTTGACTGTCGGTGCCATCTATTACCCCATGAGTTCGTCGAGGTACGCAGTGACCTCCGACAGCAAGAGTGCGATAATCTCGTCTCGCTCGTCGGGTGTGATCTTCTGATCGTCCGACAAAGCCAACGTGATCTTACGACCGACACGAAGGATACGGGCCACTAGCTTAAAGATATTAAACTTCTTCTTACCTGCCATGCTTGTCTCCAATGAACTGTTTCCAGCCCGTCTCGAATGCGATGTGCTCTGCGGGGTCTTCGCCCTCAAAGATTTGATTGTTGTAAACAAGTCGCCCGTTAGTGATTGGGAGTACTTGCATATGAACATCTTGACTGTTCTCATCAAGTATAGCAAGTCCAAGTCCTTGTTGCCAATCTGGAGTTAAAGAAACACCGGGCGTCGGACCCGGTACACGCACCAAGCATCCCGGCGATAAAGCTGTGATTTGCTGCGGTCCGTAGGGTCCGTGGAATGTCTTTTGTACTAACTCAACTTTATGTATATGGCCATATACTTCTGACCATCGTGAGGTCTTGGCGATCGCCGTGGCCGTAGCGCCCGCACCGGCGCGTACCTTGGTACCGTGGTTGACACGGATAGGGGAGTTGGACTCCGGCCACAACCACCAGTCAGCCCCGTATGGTCCGACGTAGTCGATGTCTAGCTTATCAAGATGCAAGAGATGCTGGAGACTGAGTACCGAGTTCTCCTCCAGCGCAGGGCTAACGTCCTGCGCTTCGGGTAGAAGCTCTACAACCGCACGGTTGATGCGGTCCTCGTGGTTGCCAGCCATGTAAACTATCTTGCTAGAAGGCGAGGCGTTGCGGATCTCAGCTAGCCACCAGTGAAGCTCGTCGATCGCAGGCTGCGTGGTTTGCCTGAACTCTGGCTTCCTAGGGAAACGCGTGGACCATGGAGCGAGGTCGAGCATATCACCTAGCAAGACTATTATCTCTGGACGCACAGTACGTACGAAGCGTACGACTGCATCCATAGACGTGCGGTCGTGCATAGGATCTAAGTACGTATATCGTTTAGACCACGCATATCCCAACTGGGTGTCAGGTATGAAGCAGGCAGTGCGGAGCCCGTCGTGCCGAGGCGGACGCTCGGTTCTAGGTATACACTTAGGTGGGTACGCAGGTTGACGATCGGGCTCGATCTTACGTTCTAGGTGTGCCTTGACTTGGTACAGCGTGATGGTAGCTTCGCCACCTTTAACGCTCTGCTCCCATGAGTTGCACTTCCAAGAGGAGACACGCCACCGCTTCTTGTCTACGTTGGCGTGACGCAAGAGCTGATTTAGTGTACGCACACGTGTCCCTTGTGCGCTGACAGTCATCTCTTGCATGTCACTCCCCTAAAAGCAGGGCTCGATCTCCAACCGACAGACGATCTG